GTATTTTAATTGAGTGTGAAATTTGGATAGGGTTTACGTTTTCAAATATACCAAATTCTGATATGTAATCATTTACACAATCCTGCATAGCATGATAATATGGTTGCAGTAGTTTATTCATACTAAGAGCAAACGTACCTGTTTCGCCTTCGTCATACAGCATCGAACCGTCCTTGTTCATTTTAGGAGCAGATTCGTTTGCTGTTTGTCTTGTAAGGATACGTGTACCTTCTTGCTGATGATAGTAATCAATTACTTCTTGGCAGTATTCTGGGGATAATACGTTGTCCCAAACTCTAATAAAGTCTTGCATATGCATATTTAAACTACGCACTTAATAGGCGTCTTAAAAGCGGTTAAAACGCCGTTAGCCGTGTAAAAAGACCTTTCGCTATACAATATACCATATTTCACTTAAAGAGGCAAATAAGAGCCATTTAGGGGTGATTTTCATACATTTAAGGCGTCTGTCGCAGAGGTGGTTTTTGTACCAAGAGTTTACTGTAAATGCTATTATTCATTTCCTAAATTTCCTAAGAACTCTCTTAGTTTTGTACTGTCTGTTTCTGCTCTAACTTTTTTAACTGGTGTACCTTGTTCTGGGTCTGGGTCTTCAGTTGGCGTATCTTCTGTTGTCGTTGTTCTTTTCAATGAGTTCATAATAGTACTACCACCTACTGGTGCTGATGCGTAACTATTATCATCATCGTCAAGGTCTCTAATACGTAAACTGTCAATATCAAATTCTAAATCAATTTTAGCACCAACACCACTTGACGAACGTGTCTTCATTAACTGTATTTGATATCTTCCACGTTCACGCATTGCTCTACTTGTAAAGATACCAATTACGTTATCAGCAGTTTGAATCTTACTCAAGCCGCCACTGATGTGCGAATGATCAAATTCAATTTCTTCAACTGCACCTCTGTTCAACTGCGATGCTGTTACAAACACTGTTTTTGATTCCATTGCCAAGTTACGTAATTCTTCAGACACAAATTTATCTTTAATAAACAAATCACTTGGCGATACTTTTCTACTCATTGGCATCATCAAGTCTAAGTAGTCAATCAACAGTACGTCTACTTTACGTCCTGTTTTAATTTCATATTCTTTTACATAACTTCTAATGTCGTTTGCGTTCTTACCACTTGGCATATATTTTATTTGAAATGCACCTGACTTCTTACCCATTAGTCTAACTTTCATTTCAACACCATCAAGATCTTTGAAAATCTCTTTTGTTGGAATATCAGTCATCATACTATCAATACGCATTGCAACAAGTGCTTCACTTAATTCAAAAGAAAGATAAATTACATTCATTCCTTCCATTGCCCAGTTAACACCTAAGTTTGCAAGGAACAACGATTTACCTGCACCTGATCCACCTGCAAAGATATTAAGTTCGCCTCTGTTAAATCCACCAAACAATTTTTTATCAAGTGTTTTCCAACCTGTGCTTACTTGTCCGTTGTTGTCTTTGAGTCCCATAAGTCTACCTTTAGGATCATCAAAGTAATCAATACCTAAATCTTTTTGCAGTCCTACTTGTACTGCATTTTTAATTTTGTCTTCCACAGGACCGTAGTTGCCTTCTTCAAGCAAGTTTGCACTTTCAAGAATTGCTCTTTCAAGTCCTTTGTGTCTTGTAAATGTTTCAAACTCTTGTAGCAACCAATCATAGTGTTCTTCACGTAGTCCTTCTGGAGTTTTTAAATCTGTTTTACAAGTTGCATTAACCATTTCTTCTGTAGGCAATGCATTGTGTTCACTAACATAACCATTAATAAATTCTGCGGCGTCTTGTAGTTTTCTATCAAATAGTGTATGGTCAAAGATAGTTTGACAACGCACAAACGATTGTGCATCGCTTAACATCATTTCAAGATATACCTTTTGTACATCATAACCATAATCTCTATTTTGTTGAGCCATTAATTAATCCTTATTTTATTACTTGCTATTATACCATACTTTAGGATCAAAGTCAATATGTTTCTTTTCCGAAGCAAGTACTGCGCCAATACATGATCCCGGATCACCTGGATTTGGTGGAATCCACATTGCGTCCCAATTTGGTTTTACTTTGTTCATTGCGTCTTTGTTTAATGCACAGCCTCCTGTAACAACAATATTTTTACTTGGCATATTAAATGCCATACTTGTAGTTAAACGTAATACAAGATCTTCAAATACATATTGAACAGCGGCCGCTAAATCAAAATAATCATCTTCTTCAATTGCCGGTGCCCACCAATTTAATCCACGGTGGCAATTTTCTTTTAATTTAATTTTGCAAAGAGGATCGTGTTCTACTTCAAAAAAGTCTCGCATAATTAAATCTCTAAATCTTGCAGGGTCACCCTTCTTTGCTAATTGGCTTACTATAAATTCTTCTTTGTTTGCAACATATCCTAATCGTTGTGTCATTGCACTATACCACAATCCTAAACTGTGTGGATATGATTGAGAGTTTACTTTAACAAGATTATTTCCTTTACCTTGCCACATTGTTAGTGTTTCATACTCTCCAATGCTGTCAATACAAATAATACTTGCATCACTAAAGCCACTTGTATAATAACCATATGCCGCATGACTGTCGTGATGTTGCACATATTCAATTGGACATCTAATGTTCCATCTTTGTAAATATTTTTTAATATTGTTTTCGCTAAAAAGAAAACCCTGACCTGCTTGTAGTTGTCTAAAACTTTTTAGATACGGTCGTTCATACCAAACTACTTTATCAGGCTCTCCATAACTTTCACGTGCTACACTTAGCATAGTCCAACTAAAGTGTGGATCGTTAGGAACATCACTAAAGTCTTTTGCTAATGCCGCCCATTTAAGTTCGCCATCTACAAAAACTGCTAAACTTGCATCATGGCTGTTACCAACCATTCCCCAAACTATCATTTTATACCTCTGTATTTTTTATAACCTGAGTGTAATACAAAAAACCACACACCGTTAATTATAGGTTCAACTACTGCATCTACTGCCGCTAATTCAAATGACGCACCTGTTATTAAATTATTGCAAATCATTGCAATAAGAATATGTCCAACTGTATAGATAATAGCAAGTGTTAGACTACTACCACCTATCAATCTTTTCAACAAATTAAAAATGCCGTCACGTATTTCTATCATAAACATTTACTTGTATATAAAAGGATCTCTTTTTTTAAGTTCCTCGATACGTTTTTTTAAACGTTTCTTTTCTCTCCATTCTCGATATGGCTTTGTAATTGTTTGCCATAAAGTCTTTAACCAAACCATTTTTTACTCCGTAGTTTAATTTTAAGTTCGTTGCTCTCACTTGCTGTAATTATTGAATGCAGTGTATAAATTTTACCATACTTGTTTACAGCATCATTTACGTCTTTAACTTCTTCATGCCATTCAGGCATACTTACAGACCAACCAAGTTCAATTGCTTGGTCAATTAGTTTACTTCCTGCTTCATCGCGATCGGGAACAACTACCTTCGTACTATTTAAACTATTAAGTAGCATTGCTTGTTGATCTTTGATTTCACTTCCAAGTAATGCTACACCTTCAACAGCAATAGCATCAAAGGGACCTTCAACCACAATGGTATATAATCTTTCATAATTTTGAGCATCGAGATTGAATACATACCCAGGTTGTTGGTCACTAAGATACTTTGGATTACCGTCTTTGATCTTACGTGCGGTAAATCCAACTACTACCCCTTTGTGATAAAATGGAATAATAATTCTATCGCGATAGCCAAGTTCGGGTGTCCAATGGAATGGATAATCATCTAAAAATAAATTTCTTGTTTTCAGATACTCACAAACTTTAAACAGGTTGTTGTCCATACCCGTTGGTTCAAGTGCTTGCCAGTCATCCCATTGATCTAATCTTCTTGCACCTTCTGGTAAACTCTTTTCTTCAAACTTTGGTAGTTCGATAGTAATATTAGAGTTACCAACTTCTGCAATTTGTAAACACTGTAGAGCAAGTTTAGTAATAACATCATCTGGTGTGCCTAACCATTCAAACAGTTTACGCATTTTGTAACTTAACTGTCTACCTGGTTGCCAACTTGCTTTGAATCCACAGTTAAAACAGTGATAACTTAATCCGCCATCACCGTTTGAAATAAGTCCGCCACGTTGTCTTTTATCTGCTGAGTCACCGTTGTGTATACAACAAGGCGCATTGAAACTTGTCCAACCACTGGGTGTGGTTTTACGCTTAGAAGGTAAGTGTAGTGTAAGTGTTTCTTGTACGATGCTCATACTATTATTATAGTATAAACTGTCTATAAAGTCAACTAATTTCGGATAAGAACTTTATCAATTGTTCCAGATGTTTTGGTATACTTGGCTCTGATAAAATTGAACACACCATTAAAGTTTAAGTACTCTGGTGTTGTTGGACTGTTATAGGTAGCAGAAGTAATGTCTACCCAATTTGTAGGATTTTGATTTTCAAGTGAGCCTTGAATTGTTACATCACCAACAAATTCTGTAGAATAAACTGCAACAGTGTGTAATGCAGTATTTCCATTTAGTGCAGGCTCAGCCGTAACTTGTTCACTAACAAATGTATCTGGATCTGTTTCTGTAAATGTTGATACACTGTAACTCTCTTTAGGTCCTGGAAATGCACTACTATGAACTTCAATAGTACCTGACATTTCAAAGTGTGCATTTGAATATGTAATTACTTTGCTGTTGTTACTGTCTTTAACAAGATATACAGCATAACTTAAATATTGATCTTTAATGTCTAACAGTTCTGTTTCAGTGATATTAACTGTAAATTGACCTTTGTAACTTGGAGTAGTAGTTTCGATTACAGTACCAGTCTTATCTAATATCTGTGTTTTACTTTCATCATACGCTACAAACTTAGGAGTATATGTATTTAAAATACTAATAGGTTTCTGATCATTATTTTTAATTTCAAAAGTTAAAGTATTATCTATACCTCGATATACTTTTAGATTCTTTGCGTACACTGTTCTAAACTCCGTTGTTATGCCCGTAGCCAAATCTGCCACGAGATTGGTTTTGTCATTGACTAAATATCTGGGTGTAAGTTGCATAATAATTTACATTTCCTTACACATATTTATTTAATAAAGAGACCATGTTAAGAAAAGATATAGAAGAAAAATTCCCCTTTTTAAGCGTAGTTACCTACGGTGGACAAGAATATGTAGGTATTGTCAATAATCAGGATAATTTTATTACAACAATGTACAGTTTAAATGAACTTATCAATGATCAGCATAGAGATAAGTTTTTAGAGTTAGGTGATATATGGTGGTGGGAATCAAATCGAATGATTCCGATTAACATCTTTTTACGTCACGAAATGGAACCTTTTAAATACTGCATGGTTAACATGAACAGTAAAGATGTTAAAATAGTACACGGTCCAACAGTAAATTTAAAGAACCTTACACTGAAACGTGTTAAAAGAAGATCAGTACAGTTGATTAAGAAACCAAAATAAACTACGGGTGCTGAGCACTAACCATTTCACAAATTAGATTCATTTGAACTACTATTGCATGAGCATATGCAACTGCGTGTGCTTTCTTAAAGTAGTACTCACCGCTCTTCGGTTTCGTCCATACTTCCTTCATCACCGTAGTCCATTCTTTCCCAATCAGATAACGTTTCGCGGGACGTATCATTGCTAACACTGCCGCTAACTGGTTTATACTGTTCGGTTTCATTTCTTTTAGAACTGTGCTGTGTTCTCCTACGTGAAATAATTTGTCGCTGAAGTCTTTGTGCGTGAGTAAATCCCATAATGGCTCCTTATGCATGAGTTCTAAGAGATGCTGTTCATCTCTTATATCTTTATATAGCGAAACGTTAAGAAAGTCAAGTTTGAAGTATCCTCTTTCCTCTGCTGTTTCGTAATCTAATGTAGATAAATTGTCGACTGGGTTGTGTGGAACTTCTGTTACATACACACCTGTGTTGTGTTTTTTACCTGTAGAAAGTTTTGCTACTCGATGTTTGATTTTATCAAGAATGATATCTCTATCAGCAAAGTCTATATCAATATCAGGCATCTTTTTCGCTTACCAAGTTTGTAGGTTTGTTAATTGGTAATCCGCATCTATCAAACCATCTGTTGTCATCTGTAACATAAACATGACTTCTAAATTTACTTCCGTCAATGTCCTTGCAAGTAATTGCACGTTTATGGATAGCACCTTTGTACTGTGTGTAATCTCTCTGCATTAATCTCATAGATCCGCCACTTGCAGGCGATCCGTAAATTCTATCAATGCTTTCACCATCAGGTCCCATATGATTAGAAACCAATTGGTAATTTAAATCTTTATAGTTTGTTTCTTCACTCATTTTTATTATTATAGTTTATTGTTATTGTTTTGTCAATCACAAGTTTGCCTTTTGAGCAATCTCTTTTACCAGTTCCACATCTGCTGGTGAACGTTTAAAACGCAATGCCCAGTGTTGTGGATCTACTACAGCATAAACAATTTCTAATTGTTCATCACTGAATTTGGATAGCATTTCTTTTCCGCTTTTGCAATTCAATACAAGCCATGGACTTATTTTACCGTCTCTGAGATGTTGTGTTACACGATTCAAACTTGCATATCTAAAATAGTCTTCCCATGGTGCTTGTTGTTCATCTCCCCAATCCATCATGGTTTTGATAGAACGTTCTACTGCTGTTTCAACACCTTCTTTTTTGATAAGTTCGAGTGCGTACTTTTCATATAGTTCATCTCTACACCAGTGGTCAAGTTTAACTCCTGATGTGACCACGTAGTCAACATACTTTTCTGGATAGAGCGGTCGTACATTTGAAACAAAGGAACCAAACTTAACAAAAGCATTGTAGTACTGACTCTTGCAAAATTCTTCATAGGTTTTATCGCCTTTCAAGTTTTGACATAGTTGATAAAAACGTGTGAACGCATAAAAGCCTAACTTAACGTGCTTCTCATCTTTTTGTAATGCTCTACGTTTTTGTTCACACATATGTACTGCAAGAGTTTTTTCTCTTGAGTATCCTGTACCACAATATTGGCACACAAAAGGCTTATCCATCTTAGTAGCCTCTAACGTAATGTTTGTTAGGATCGTATCCTGCATCTCTAATTGCTTTACCGATATCATTATAATGTACTGTTTGTTCTAATGCCTTCTGCATTTTTTCTGCAAACTTTTTATCTATTTGTAAATTTACCTTTGGCCCAATTCTTTCTTTTAACCAATGATAATACATTATAGGTGTAGGATGAAAATCAATAGTAGGTTGTTCATTTAAGTCACCCATTTTGGCTCCTACAAAACTTAATCTTTTATCATGATGTTGTACAGACCAATTATATAAATCAGCATCAATCCAATAGTTATTCATAAAAATTTTATTATACCCAATAAAGTTGCTTACTTCTGGACGCAAGTCTGTACCAAAAGTCATAATAATTCTGCACTTGGTTGTTCTTGCTAACGCCACTCCTGCGTGTATAAAATTTAGAGAATGTAATTGAAAACTATTTTCATTCCATATTTTATTAATTACAAATCCTTTCAATGGGTCGGCTCCAGTATCTGTAAAAATATTACCACCTGGATACCAACTTTCTGGTAACTGCGGATCCCATGTGTGCTGATCATATCTGTGTATATCGGTCCATTGAATTATAATTGTGTCATTACTTGTTAAGTTAGTAGTAGCAACACATTCAGAAAATCTTTCAAAAATTTGTCTATTACCAGCACCTCTATTTGCCCAGTTATAAAACTCGTGATAACTACGTCCAAGAATATCTGCCCATGTTGGCCAATGGTATCTTGTTAAACTACAACCAAATGTAAACAGTCTATTTCCTTTAATTGCCGCCATTATATTCCTCTATAAATTTTTCTACATCTTTCTTTTTATTTAGATCTACAAGCATTTGGATTTCGTCTTCTTTCATATTAGGAAAAATCTTTTCAAGTTCTTTTCCTGTTTTATTTGTAGAGCCTTTTTTCTTCTTGTATCCAATCCATTCGTGATATTGTATTTTCTTTTCTGAACTTGATGTCATGCACAATAATTGCCATAATAGTTTTTGATGTTTAGCAATAGTAAAATAATTCTTGTTATAATATTCGTTTGTCTTAAACACAGCAAGTTCTTGCGATTCACGTTTACCTTTTACTACACTACAATATCTATTCAACAAATAAAAACTAACCTGTTTGCGTTCGTCATCAGAAAGTTCGTCCCAAACATTCTTCGCACCCATATCAATTGCGGCCAGTATATCTTTTAAAGGTAATTTATTCTTCATTTAATTTTGTCTCTATGCTGTATGTCATTCCT